GCGAGCCTAGGTTTGGGATTACGGTACGTGTACGCGATTGCCCCCGAACGAGTCCGGAAACTAGTCAAATCAACAGTCTACACTGATTAATTTATCGTACACGACACTTTCCATATCTATCTTCGCGTCATTCAAGACGATGTCCTCAAAAGCCTGCAAGACGTCCAGCCCCAAGAGGCCGTAACGCTCCAAGCAGAAACATGTAAGGTCGAAATCGCTAAGGGTCTCGGACACCAACAACTTATGTTTGATGTTGTGTAGTGTGACCCCAGCCGCTCTCGCATTCCATGAAACGTCAAGGAGTGTTGAATCAATCTTAACAGTCTTTGGGACTTTCGCGAACTCATGTTTAAAACGAATGAGAAACATGTCGCGAACAGAAGGCAGAAACCTAAACTCATAGGCGTAACCTACTGACTTGTAAGCCATGTACTGGGCATCGCTCACGCTTTCGTTATTGTTTGCTCTCATGTTAAACCTTGCAATGGCTTTACCAATTAAGGGCACAACAAAGTGCTTACCAAGCAAGTTACTGGGAACAAATAATTTCGAGAGAAACGTGGCCTTGAACAGTTGATCGTGCCGAAAAGTTTTAGCTACCATATTGGCCTCAGCCGCTACGGAATCGTAAATCTTCGTGGCATAGGCAACTCTGCCCCGAAACTTGGCTACCATGTCATCGCCCATGATTAAGATAACCGCGTCGCGCGGTTTAACCTGCAAACAATAAGCCGTGGCAATGCAAGCATTGAGGATGCAATTCCGAAAAGTGGTCATAGCAAATCCAGTAGGCATGCTGTTTTTTGTCTTAAAGGATACCCCATGAACTGAACTCTTAATTCTATAGTCATTGGAAAGCATGTCCAATCTAACTAACCATTCAGGGGCACCCAAAGCACGCTGAAAAGCGCCGACCACTAAGGACACATCCTTGGTCTGGGTCTTGTCGTTTGCAGAAAAATCCGTCTCCATCCAGTAATCCTCCGCATGTTGCCTCTCCAGCTCAGGCACGAACTGCGTGGGCAACTTACGATACGGAGTGCGAATTCGCAAAGAACCATCCATGTTGGTAAAAGCATCATCAAGTCTCTTCATAAGTTGATTAATAATTGGCCCGGCTAGAGCGTTATGCAAATCCGAGGATTTGTAAATAACGCGCGGAGCCCAATTAGGCTTATTGTGGACCATCAGCGCTTCTACCTTCGTGAAAAGGTCCTTATTGCGATAATCGTCGACTGTACTGAAGTCGAGTTTTTCCATAGCTGAAATCATGCGAGCTTTCTTTTCATCACCAAAAGCGAGCAACCATTCATCAAACAATTGCTTTGACCAATGAACTGTGGGCAAATTCTTTGGTAATATCTTGTGAAGCAAATGATTGGAAGCTGCT